TATAAATAAAAATCCCGGTGAGACGAAAAATTTAGTAAAACATGCAACTGATCTTATAAAATATATGCCGGTGGATAATAACACACGGGATATGTTAACCCCTCTTTTTGACTTCACATCTGCAAGAGATAAAGTGAATCAACTGGGACAACAATCAAATATTTCATATACCATAAGTCCCAAGACGAGGAGCCATCATAATATGATAAATCGGGAACCTACTACAAAAAGAAGTGTAAGTGAAACTAAGAAAAAATATGTAGCAGCCCAACAGAGTTGGAAATGTAATACATGTAGTCAACAATTAACACATACATTTCAAGTAGATCACAAGATTGATTTACAATTTGGAGGGTCAAATGATGTATCTAATCTAGCAGCATTATGTAATAATTGTCATGCTAATAAAACATCCATGAATAATTTGTAGAATTATATTTTATTTAATATACATAAAATATAAATGAGTACAGTTTTAAAAGGTGTCACCTCAGCAATAATTTATACTCCTTTAGCATTATTAATATTATTGATACTTTTTATAATTGGATATGGTGTAAATCACTATAATCAGACGAGTGATTTTCCTAGTTCTTATAAAAGAACTTTCTCTTTTGTTCAATACATTGTAAGTACATTACTAATAACACCTTTAAAATCAATAGGACAACTTCTATGGTTTATATTTCCTCTCTTCCCATCATGGAGACAAGATATGGGTTATTCTAGGATGGGTGCTTGGGATGCTACCAGTAATAATAGACAATTTAGTTTAGTATTATTAATAATATCATTATTTGTAGGCGTATCTATTTACATTTATAATAATGGTTATCCTGAAACTATTGCGGATTACTCTTATTTTATAAATTTTCTTTTTATAGGAATAGGAATTATTTGCCTAACAGTCTTTTTTATTAAATTTACAAAAAGTTTCTCAGGTGATTATCCAACCACCGGATCTAATTTGGATAAAGATGGCTGGTTATATGCTAATTCTTCAAAATACTTATATTCTTTAATATCTGTTGGAGTTGCTATGGGTATATTAGCAGCATTTGCATTTCTTGTGAGTAAAAATATTCTTTTTAACGTTTCTGGCTCAGTTATGATAATGATTGGTACCGTATTGACTAGTTTATTTTTAACGTATAAATATTTATTAGGATCTATATCATTCAAACGAATTTTAAATAATAATCCTATTTTGAATGTATTGTTTTATGCTATTTTTATTATTCCATGTATATTTTTCGATATAGTCAAATTTTTATACAATGAATTTCGTCATACACCCAAAGCGGTGTACTATATATTTGCAGCAGAGATCATTTTAATTACATTATTGATTGTTGCTCCTATTTTTGTAAAATTTATGTATACAACTTCTTCTGCAAAAGGTAATAATCAAATTATAATTGATAATAAAATAAGAGATGGTGAAAAATCATTGGAAAAAATGAATAAACATGTAAAAACACTAAAAAAAAATACACATTCTGAAAATGGCAAGAGAATTCCAGAAGATGGATGGAAAGATATTAAAAGAAGAAATTTAAATAATACTGCAAATAAAGAAGAATTGGTTCAGTTTTTAATAAATTATGGATATAGAAGTGATGAGATGTGTAATAATGCATTCTATATGGGAGATAAAGATCTATGTAAGGAATCTATAAATGAAACTATTCAATTAATTTATAAACATGCTGGAGAGATATTTGATTTGGAACATAATATTAACGAAACCATTATTAATTTAAAACAACTCAGGGAAGAAAGAAATAATATTAATACGGTTCGAAAAGCGAAAATATTACTTAGAGAACCGGTTTATCTTAAAAATAAAAAGGATTTGGGTCGGTATGATGATTTAAATGGATATAATATTCAATATAATTATAATTATGCACTTAGCGCATGGTTCTTTATAAGAGCCCAACCGCCTAATTATGGAGATCAATATAGAAAACACACTACTATTTTAGATTATGGAGGAAAACCCACAATATCATATAATGGATTGGATAATTCTTTAAAAATTACAATGAACAATGGATTGAATAAAAAACCAGTTATTTATAAAATTACTGATTTTCCGTTACAAAGATGGAATAATATAGTAATAAATTATGACGGTGGGGTATTGGATATATTTATGAATTCTAAATTGGTGGCTTCATTTAAGAATGTAGTACCATATATGAGCATAGATAATGTTAGTGTAGGTGATGATAATGGTATAGGGGGTGGAGTATGTAATGTATTATATTTTCCGAGAATTATGTCAAAAGAACGTATAGACGCTAATTATGCTATTTTAAAAAATATTAATCCACCAATCGTTTAGATAAATTTCTAACTTAATATTATATTATGAATTTTCAAACAATTATTTTAGGAATTATAATCGTTGTCGTACTTTATCTTATATGGAAATATGTTTTTTCAGATACTACAACTGCGAGTTTGTCTATGGGAGGTAGTGCGAAAACCCTTAGAACAATAAATGCAACTTCTCTACCAGGTAACCCATCTTCTGTTGATTTTACCTTTTCTATTTGGATTTATGTTGATAACTGGCAATATCAATACGGTAAACCTAAGGTTATATTTAGAAGATCTAATTCAAAAAGTGGTTCCATATGTCCTTCAGTTTCTTTAGCACCTTCTACAAATGATTTAGACATTTCATTATCTACAATATCAGATAGTGCTGGTGGAGCAGTTGACAGTTGGTCCATACAGAATATTCCAATTCAAAAATGGTGCAGTATTATTTTGGCCACAAATAACAGAACGGTTGATACTTATATTGATGGTAAATTAGTAAATACGCATCTTTTGTCTGGTGTTCCAAATATAGATAAAAATGCCAATATTAATTTGACACCTGATAAAGGATTTTCAGGTGCTACTTCCAAATTTAATTACTTTTCAAGAACAATTAGTCCGCGAGAAGCATATGATATTTATAAAGAAGGCCCTGGTGGCAATGCTTTATCGGATTTACTTAATAAATACAAATTAAAATTATCATTTATGAAGGATAATGAAGAAGTTACTGGATTTGAATTATAAATTTCAAGATATATAATTTATATATCTAATTTTTGAACGTAATTATATTATTTATAATATATAAGTATGTCTTACGGTAGTTTTGCAAGTAATTTTAATAGCCCATTAGCGAATTTAGGGGAAACGTTAGCGAGTTCACGTAACAAAATGGGAGGTGTTTTCTCTAATTTTAGGAATAATAAAGTTGTATCTGGTACAACTGATTTCTTATATTCAAATACTCTTGTTGCAAAGGTTTGTTTCTTTATTTTAGTGTTAATTCTTTTTATTTATTCATTGAGATTAGGTTCTATGGTTTTAGGATATTTAAATTCGCATGATAAAAATCCTATATTAATAAACGGTTTAAAAAGTGGTAAAAAATTAAAAATTATTCATCAGGATCCCAAAGTGAATGGATCTATTCCTATTATGAGATCTGTAAATGAACGAGAAGGTTTAGAGTTTACATGGTCGACATGGATATTTGTCGATGATCTAGTATATAAACAAGGTCAAAAAAAACATATATTTCACAAGGGTTCTTCTGGTAATTTAGGCAGTAAAAAAGAAATTGACGGTATTAATGTATCTGGTATGGCTTTTCCCAATAATGCACCGGGGTTATATTTACATGAGACCAAAAATGCTTTGGTAATAGTTATGAACTCATTTAATAATATTATTGAGGAAGTTGAAATAGATTCTATTCCGATGAATAAATGGATTCTTGTAAATATACGATGCAGGGGAAAACATATGGATACATATATTAATGGCACTATTGTAAACCGACATGAGTTTAGGTCTGTTCCAAAACAAAATTACGGAGATGTGTATGTTAATATGAACGGGGGATTTTCTGGATTATTATCTAATTTAAGATATCATGGTTATGCTCTTTCAGGCGTTGATATTGAAAATATGGTTAAAAGTGGTCCAAATCTAAAGGCAGATGATAGTATGAAAATATTTCCTCCATATTTTTCTCTTAGATGGTTCTTTTCATCAAGTGCTTAAAATATTATAATTTACAATATTTAAATTTTTTGAATATTGTAACTTAATTATAACTTAATTGTAACTTAATTATAACTTAATTATAACTTAATTTTTCAATAAACAACGATGGGATTTATTGTAACCGTATATAAATCCCAATACTGCTGATGTACTTAATAACATTTTCAATATTTGTTCTTTAAAAATTTCCCTATCATTTGGATATAAATTTAATCGTGGTATAATTAATGTATTTGCAATAAATCCAATCGGTAATGTAGTTATTGTAAATACACTAGACCATATCATACCATTTTCCAATTTTTTAGAATTTAATAATGATTGTAGAATACTCATATTATAGTATAAAAAATAATATAATATTTATATTATTTTTTCAGTTGAATATTTAATAATTTATCGACGCAAATTAGGATTTACACAAATATCTTTACTAGGAAAAACCTTACCAGACGCGCATGTATCTTCGCCTGTCATTTTAACACAAGTCCTATATCCTCTATCGCTTCCTATATAGCAATATCCTGCTGATTTTTTGTATTGAATATTACTTTCAGTACTATCATCCGCATCTATCTTTTTTTGCTTTCTTTTTGGTTTTTCAATCGCCTGTTTTAATGTTGATCTTGCTTCAATATTTTTACCTACATCTTCGACTGCTTTTCCAACACTTGTCCCTGATTTTTCCCCTACATTAATAATTTCCTTGGCACCTTTTGATGTATTGTGAAAAACATTATTTGTTCCCTGGCCAGTTTTAAATAAAACAATGCCGAAATATTTTTGAAAAATATCGGTTCCTTCGTAGAAGTATAAATATGTATTATATGTTAAAAAGGCGATGATTAATACGATAAGTAATATTTTGATAATATTAACACCGTTGTCAGTTGGACTTACAGTAGGGCTAAATGTTTGACTTATAGATGATTTGATACCTGAAAAATTTGATGCTAATTTATCAGTTACGGTAGGTTTTCTAGATATTGTTCTTGATATTTTTTCAGTAAAAGAATTTTTAGTTGGATCGGGTGTAATATTTTTCATAATACTATTCGTATTATTTGATTCAAATATACTCATATACAAATTATAAATATTAAAAAATCTAATACAAAAAAATATAATTAGGCCACTGATATTTGCACTTTTCTAAATATATGAAAATATATTATTGAAATATAATAGGGATTTGAAGAGATTTAGAGCGGTTTCAGAGTGTTTCGGAGCGTTTCAGAGTGTTTCAGAGGCGTTTCAGAGCATAATGCCAGTCATACATAAATATATGGATGGTATTGTGTGACTGGTTATGATCTTAATAGTTGATATATATGAATTCTGTCATAAAAGTTTTTTTCTTTTTTAAAAAAACTTTTCCGCTATATTGTAAAATGGACAAATAATAAATGTCCAAAATCGAAAATAGCGATGTACTTTTTTCGTAAAAAACACGAAAAAACTATTTTACTAGAAGGATGAAGGAAATTTTTAGAAATTTTTGAAAAAAACCTACCTACATGACTTAAAAAAAGGCACCAAATAATTAAATAAAAAATTTATTTTGATTTAGGGCCTTTTTATGTTATCATATATATATGGTTTTGGACCTAAATACCGAAATATTTAATTGTCCCGAATGTGACTATAATACGTCACGAAAAAGTAAATGGGAGAGACACCTTCAGACCACGAAACATAAAATGATAACAAATGATAACAAAATGATAACAAAAAAAGTCCATAATTGTGATTGTGGTAAATCTTACACACAACGTTCTAATTTATCTAGACATAAGAAAAGATGTCCCAAAATTATAAAAAAATCGGAAGAAAATCCAGAAAATAAAAAAGAAACCGAATTGGTAAATCCGGAAAATATCACAAAGTTGCTTAAAACTATTTTACAAACAAATGAAACAATTTTACAAGAAAACCGAGAATTAAAAAAAGAAATGAAAAACTTAAAAATAAACAATATTACTAATAACAATACGAATAACATTTCTATAAATATGTTTCTGAATAAATATTGCAAAGATGCAATGTCCCTCACTGATTTTGTTAATAAAATTGTCGTCTCTATAGCAGACTTGGAAAATACAAAGAAACTGGGATTTGCTGATGGGATTTCAAATGTTATTTTAAAGAGTCTGGGAGATATGTCCACTGCTGAAAGACCAATCCATTCTTCTGACTCCAAACGTTCCAAATTCTTTATTAAGGATACCGAAGGTTGGAAAAAGGATGCTAGTGGAGTGCAGATCGACGATGCTATTACCAAAATAAAAATAAAGCATGTAGATGCTTTGGGTGAATGGGAATTGAAAAACCCGGAATATACAAATAATAATGAAAAATCAGAAGAATGGTCTGGATTGTTGGATTGTATTAGTAGCGGTGAGGACAAAAAGGAAACGGAAAAAAATAAAAAACAAGTGAAGAAAAACATAGCAGAAAAGTGTTCCGTTAAAAAGGCAATCGAAGAATTAGATGATTGACTATAGACAAATAACTTATAGACAAATAACTTATAGATCACGCAATTATATATATATTATGTGTTTATGTAATGAATTGGTGAAATGTAAAGCGTGTTGTAATAATTGTAAAGTATGTTGTCTGAATATACCTGTAAAAAGATATTTTTTACCCATAGTGTTGGGACCCATAGCCCTAATTGTATATAACGAACTTCTAACCTATGTATATATACCTGTTTTTCTGGTAATTTCGGCGTTTGTGTTATTTTGGAATTTTCCATGGATTGTATATTATACGGCATCAAAACCACTTTATTATCAAGATCTTTTTATAGATGAAAAAAAACTACCAAATTATGATGTTAATCCAAAATTAAAATCAAAATTTCAAACAATATTAATATGGGTGTTAATTATAACCAATAGTTTATTAGTGGGAGCATTAGGTGATTATTGGTTATATAGGGCTACAGGGATTGAGGCTACATTTGAAATATTAGGTGTGACTGGCGGTATTATAAAGATATTTCAAATAATTAATAATACTATTAGTAGAATAATGTTAAAAATATTAAAAGTGTTTATTAGAAATGAAAATAAAAAAATGCGACGATTGGAAATAGAAAAGATGCGTGAGTTGGTGAAATACAATTTTAAATTAACAAGTCACGATAATAGTGGGGTTGTTATTGATGAAAAAAAAGAAGAAAATAGTATTGAAATGGTAGTATTAAATGATGCGGTAAAACCTCGAAGAGGAAGACTTCAAACAATATAAAATTGGGTTTTTTGAAATAAAAATTTAACTAAAACAAATAAAGTTCCTCCCCATAATGTATCCATAACTACTGTATTCCATTTCCAATTTTTAAGTATGGCCATAGTCGTTAAATCATATACCCCGTATACGAATATTCCTAAATAAAATGACTCGAAATAAGAAAAATTCTTTTTGATAATAAAATAAAATATTCCCATTGAAAGTAAACTATAACAAGCAATTGTTGCTATTATGTTGAGTTTTATAGGTGTCCCTTGAACTAATTGAACTTGATCGTTAAAGTATTTTTTAGTTAAAGACAAATAAATGAAATCTAAACCAAGTAAAATTAAACTTGTTAATAAATATTCTTTAATCATTTAAACAATATTTATATTTTTTTTTTATTTAATAGGGATTACTGATACGTATGGGATACAATTATTAATGAAAAAAGAAAATTATAAATTTTAAATAAAAAATTATAATTTTTAAATAACTTAAACTTCTGCGACAAGCCATGCTGCCAAATTAATTGCATTTTGTGTATTGGTATAGGCATAGGCAGCAACAGACGCTGCATGATTAGCAAATGCTACATTGTATGCAACCAATGCTGTTGCCTCCGCGATTCTAGAGGCATCGAGTTCTGCTTGAGTAGTACTTATGTTGTCGAGCGTTGTTGCAGCATTCCGAGCAGTAACAGCAGTGGTGGTGGTCACGCGGTGGCCAGACAAAGTAGACGCCTTAGTATCAGCGGCAGTTTCAGCACTCAAAACAGACAATGAAGAAATCCATGTAGTTGCTCTTGCCAATGGAGTCGGTACAATAGTCAAATCTTCATCTGTTCCGACAAAACAACAATTTTCTGTAACACGAGTTTTACGTAAAAATTCTAATCCCATTCCAACTCTTGGAAATCCTCCACTTCTCATATTTCCTCCATTATTTATTACAGATCCAGTAACTCGGGTAACTGCATAACGGCCTTCTCCCTCAGTTGTAAGTGATCCGGTCGCAGATGACGGCGATGCCCCATATAATGCTCTTTGAAGTCTTTTATTTCCTGGTCTTCCCATTTTATAATATACAATAATATTTTTTTTTTTTACCTAAAGTATTATAAATTTTTAATTTCTTGGTATAATACCTTTTGACATTATCGAATTCATTTTGTCCAATTTTTTTGCGGTTTTTTCTAAATTAGTATTTCCCATAGAATTATTGAAAAGATAATCTGTTTTCGGCTTAATTTCATTTTTCTTGATTTGTTTGTAAATAATATTCACCTTTTTTACTATATTATCTACAGACGCTGTATTTTCAATAATCGGTATTTTATTATTAATTGTTTCTGTTAATAAATGAATAGCAAAATATATTAAATATTTCCTTTTTTTCTTTAATCCGGCTTTATATTTCAAACAAAATAATTCTTGCAAATTTTTAATAAGTTTCAACATACTAGAGTTTCGTGTATTTGCTTCATAACATAGGCAGTCCCATAATATCCATACAATTTCTGTTTGAAGTTTATCAGCCACCTCAACAGTACGCCTTGCTGCACAATATTTCTTGTTTTCTTTTTTTACTAAAGATTCAAAATTAAATACCCATTCAACCCAATAACATGCTGTGCGAGAATTTCTCTTTTTTTGTGAAATATTCCATGCAAATTCATTAATAGCAACAAACAATTCTTTGGGATCTTCGTCCTTAAATACAATTTTCGCATAATTAATAGAGTCCGCCTTTAATTTATGTGTGATCTTCATCATGCTTAAATCTTCTTTTTGTATTTTTATATTTTCTATAGCATTTTTCTTATTAGAACAACATAATACACACATGATTTCGGCAAATAATTTACGTATCTTGTCATTGTTTCTTATTTTTAATACATCATCTTGGTATCCATTATTGACTATATTTTTAAAATCATCAACGCGAAGTTTTAAATAATATGGTAATTTAGGGTTTCCTAGATGAATATATTTCGACATAAATTCGAAAATAATATCCCATAAATCAATAAAATGTCCGCTACATATAAATTCACCACTCCAATAACAAGCCTGTTCTATTTTCCCATTTACTAAATTATTTAGTAATTCCTTTTTAGCATCATTTTTTTTATATTTTGAAAAAGTGATACCGCGAAAGTTCTTTATTAGACGTATATCATTAATATCATTTTCATTCATTTATAATAAAATTCCACATAAAAAATATTATATTAATACATATAATGAAATCATTAACGACAATGTTAAAAAAAACAATGAGAAGTATTTCAAAAATTAATATTTGGATTAGGCTATTTACATTTTTAGGAGTACTATTTTTAATACTTAATTATGTAAATTATAACCATCGGGGACCAGAGGGATTTGCTCAGATGGAAAAATTTAAAGTAATGAAAAATGATAATCTTTATGATGATTTTTATTGTGGTATATATGATGACTTAGTACATGATTGGACAAAGAATGATTATGAAGTTCGTGAATTAAGTAGAATATTAAAACCTTCTAAAAATAAGACTTTAGTAGATATGGGTTGTGGTAGAGGACATCATGTAAACCTATTCAATAAGAAAGGATTTAATGCTAGTGGTTTAGATGTTTCACCTGCGATGATTGAAAAGGCTAAAAAAAAATATCCTAAATCTGAATTTAAAAGGGGAAATGCCTTAGATGCTGTTACATACAAACAATCTTCAATAGACGTAATTAGTTGTCTTTATTTTACTATTTACTACATACAGGAAAAAAAAACATTTATCGATAATTGTTATAATTGGCTCAAACCTGGAGGGCATTTTGTATTACATTTAGTCAACCGTGATAAATTTGATCCTATTATTAATTCTGCTGATCCCCTACATATTGTATCTGCTCAGAAATATGCTAAAAAACGTATTACTAATTCTCTAGTCAAATTTAAAGATTTTCAATACAAAGGGAATTTTGAATTTGATAAACCAAATAATAAGGCCGAATTTGTCGAAACATTTAAAGACGATAGTACTGGCAATGTTAGAAAGAATGTACACACATTGCATATGGAAACTCAAAAGAAAATTTTGGCTCTTGCTAAACAAACTGGCTTTATATTGAAGGGAAAAATTGATTTAACAAAAACTATGTACGAGTATCAGTATCTTTATATTTTATATAAACCTAAATGAGAGAACTGTTTATGTCGGCTTAGTCGAAGACTAAAAGATGAATTAGTTACAACTCCAGAAGTAAATTTTCTAAAGAATTATTTAGCAAAAAATCAAAAACCTTCTCTCATAGGAACAAAAGTATGGTTTTACCATCTGTAAATGATCATCATATACTTGTGTCTGAACCAACTGAAGGTATTCTAATGTGTGAAATATCAGAATTCCAAATAGTAATCAATTATTTAAGTAAATTCTCGATGAAATTATAAATTTAATTCGTATAATATTTTAAAATTTTTCTTGTTAAAATATTATAATGGAAAGTTGGAACACATCTAGTGAAAATACACAATCAAACGTGCACGATGAAGTTAATCAATCTTTATTGGGAGACGATGATGATAGTAAGGGTATACCAACATGGGATAATTTAAGTACTATGTATGAAAGCAGGTGGCATAAGGAAAAGGAGAAATTTCATAAGGAGTTACGGGGAAATTTTTTTGCTTTAGTTGAGAGATTTGCTTCTGGTAAACAGGAACTTTTTTTATTGAGTTGCCCAGATAGACGTGAGAAATTATATATTCGCGCATTTTTAGAAATATTTGAAAGTGGATATGCTCCCCATGTAGGAGATGCTGAGAGAGTTGCTGGGAGAAAGGTAAGACGTCTTTTTGTTACTCTGCCTCATAACTATCATGATTGACTGCATGAATATACATATGAACATAAAATTATAGGTAATGAAATGTGTCCAATTTTAATTAAAAACCCCAAGTGTTGTACAATATGTTAAAATCATAATTTGTTAATATTATAATAGTATAGTTTTTATGATATTATACTATATTTCGGCTATTATTTATACAATATGTTAAAATCATAATTTGTTAATATTATAATAGTATAGTTTTTATGATATTATACTATATTTTGGCTATTATTTGCATTATTGTTTTACTTATTGCCTTTTTCAAATTAAAATATCCATTTTGGTCTAAACAGCCTGTATTTCATTTTCATAATATTGGGTATTGGTTAATGCCTCCAGGAATTATACAACATGGTATGCCGGAAAAAAATAAATATTATGATGAAACCATATTTTTCTTTGAATTTTTTCAAGTACCTACGCAAAAAAAAGCACTGTGTGAATTTTTCATAAAAAATAATTATATGCCTCACAAACATGAACTTTATAAGCCTCCCAAACATGGAGTTATAGACTATTTAAAACATCACAATGATAAAAGTTATATGTCGTTTATTGAAAAAAACAATAAAATCATTGCTACTATGACAACCAGATCTCTTACATGTAAAATAGATAACAAGTTATTTCCACTTTACTATGTAGATTTCTTATGTGTTCATAAAAAACATAGAAAACAGGGGATAGCCCCTAAACTTATTTATACACACTATGTGAAACATAGGGAAACGCATAAAAATTGTATTTTTCTTTTTAAACGCGAGGGTGCACGTAACGCCATTGTACCGTTGACAAATTATTATAATTATATGTTTGATATAGAAAAATGGCCTAATAAGGTCATGTTTGATCAACCAGAAATTAATTCTATACTTATTGGCAGTGAAAATTTTGATTTATTTATAGATGTATTTAAACGTCTGGATAAATCTAAATTCAAATGCATTATTTTCCCACATTTAAATCATATTTTGCATTTAGTAAAAAAGAAGTTAATTTTTATTGGAGTTACTATGATATACAAAGATCCGTTTGATTTTTTTATATTTAGAAATAGTCATACTTACTATGATGGTAAGAGAGGATTGGAATGTATAGGAAGTTTTAATGAAACTAAAGAGGCTATATTTAGTTTAAGTTTTCTCTCCGTATTGAGTGTAATTTGTAAAGAGATAGATTGTAAGAGGTTATTTTTGGAAAATATTTCTAACAATAATATTATCATTAAAAATATCCTAAATAGATATAGTTATCGGGAGAGAATTTCTACATCTTATTATTTTTATAATTTTGCTTTAAGGCCATTTAAAAGTACAGACGTTATGATCATTGATTAACGTGTATATTTACCCGCACGGGCAAAGGAATCAACTGTAAAAATTACAAAAACCCCTAAAAACATATAAAGTACCAATTCTTCTGTAACATTTCCAGTTTTTTCGTCTTTATTTTCTTCTAATAGATGTATCATGTAGTTAAGTTTTTTCATGAGTTGGTCTTTAGAGCCGTGTAAATTAGCATTATTGGTTGCTTTATTATAATAAGGAACATAGGTATTGTAATAATTTTGATAATTCATATTTGAAGATTGATTATCGTCCATTTGTGTAAATGCTTCTGGTGAAACTGCTTCATCGGTTCTTGATTTATCTTCAGTTGTAGGTACTGGTTCTCTTGTTATTTGTGGTTGATCGGGTGGATTAAAAGATGTATCAAAATCTGCTAAATTATCATCGTCATCTTCCATACTTTTTAGGAATGTCGTTACCTTTGCACTTTTTCTTTTTAAAGTTTTATTTTTTTTAATTTTGGATTTAGCCAAACTATTATCTTTATCATCAAATGTTGAAAATGCTAATGTTGATGCCATACTTATAAAAAATGAAGATTTTAATTTAAAATTAATAAACTGATTTATTATAAAAAATATATATCGAAATATATATATGAATTTGTATGCAGAATATGTTCTATTAGCACTATTAGTGTGTTTACTTTATAAACAGCCTGAATTTTTGCTTAATCTCACTTTTAATAAGTATTTTATGACTGTACTTATGTTTTTATGTATTTATTTAACATATACGTTGGGGGTAACATGTGGTGTAATTATTGCATTTATTATTATACTTTTCATTAGTTCAAAAAATGAATATGTGGGGTTTAAGGAGGAATTTACTCCTAAAATAAGTAAATGGACACCTGAAAAATTTTCATCCCCTTGTCAAATTGATCTTGATAGAAAAATAAAATTAAGTGCTGAAAGAAATAATATAGCGGCAACCAAACAATTGGATGGAAATACTAATGGTGGATATAAACAACCACAACAAGATTATTGATATGTGTAGCAAATTATAAATTTTCAAGAAATATAATTACCATAATACAGGTATATATGTATTTTTGGAAGTATCTATTTTAGGAATATTAAATAGATACTTTTATATTTATCCTAAAGTAACATGATTAAATATCAGTCAAAAAAAAGAAATATATATAAATATTAAGAGATGTTATCAAAATTAATGGAGTATTTAGGTTATTTAAATAATAGTAAATTTTTCGCTGGTGTAGTGATGATCATGTTAAATATAGGATCGAAATATATTACGATTGAATTGAGTAAATCACAGGAAGAGTATTTAAAGAATAATGTGGGAAGGCAAATATTAATATTTGCCATTTCATGGATGGGTTCCCGTGATATATTGATTGCTTTAGCGTTGACAGCAATATTTACTGTATTAGCAAATCATTTGTTTAATGAAGAAAGTAAGTATTGTGTAATCCCTAAAAAATATAGAAATTTCAAACATTTGTTAGATTTGGATAAAGATGGGGAAGTTAGTCAAGATGAGATTAATAAAGCAACTAAAATATTGGAAAAAGCAAGGAAAAAAGATCAAAAAAAAGAACATTTAAAAAATTTAAATAGTTTTATGTTGCGTGTATAAATTTCTCTCCAATTTATATCTATGTCCGTTAAATCAACATCAATGACAAAATATATATATAAGCCAAAGAATTGTCCCCCAAATAATGTATTGTATAGAATAACATTTAAATATAAAACAAATTTTTCAGGAAATAAATTGTTTAACCTCACTCGGAAAAATTTTCCTGATTTTGTTGTAGATATTCCCAATAGACAATTAAGACCGGGTGATTCTATTAGATATACACCTTTAAATAAGAATAATCCTAATCATGGTAAACTTGCAATGATTACGAGTGAAAATAATAGAAGAATATATGGTAAAATAGTTAAAACTTTTGATTTAGAATTTATCTCTCCGACAGTCAGAGGAAATAAGGTAATTAATAATGTTCAATCGATACCTCAGGATAAAAATGGTAGTACAATACTAACACTTATACCTCAAGTGAGTATGTATAGATGTAGTTCACCATTTGTACCTATGTCGCTTATAAATGGGTACTTGACGGCATATAAAAACTATAATTCGAAACAGACAAATAGACGATTAAGAGTATTAGAGAGGCAAGGTATTGCACTTTTTGATAAGTATTTTCATTTAGGAAATAATAATGAACCGTTATATCCTGAGTTTGTTTCTAGAGGACAACCTAATTTTGATTTGCAAAGGCGTATGAAAACCAAAATGAATAAAGAAGTTGAGAAAATGGTGAATAACTCTTTTCTCTCCGGATCAAAAACCAATAAACCTATTATCAAGGGAAAAGGTAAACGTAAAACTTTGGAATTTGCTGTTCCAAAGGATGCTAGAGGTGGCAAACTAGTTGCTATTAATGTGGATGGAATTAATATAAATATTAGAGTGCCTATAGGATCTAAGTCATTGGATAGAATAACTGTTCCTATTGAACGAAGTAATAATGAAGCCGTTTATGAAAGATTAAAACCATCTTCTAAAAAAGAGTCGCATCTTACTTTTATTCCGACGTTTATTACTGCTAAGTTTTCAAATGATAAGCATTTGGATATTCATAAGTTAGTGAAAGCGTCAAAAAATCAATCATTTAAAATAAAAGATGCTAGTATTATTAAGCAGAATAATGGTGCTAATTTTAAGTTTATGGAATTGGCACGCTTCAATAAAACAAATAATCCTTTGGTATTTGATTTGGAGGTTCATGTTGATTTGAAATTGGAAGTGAGTAAGTATTCTGCAGATTCTGGTGGGGTAGATTCTGGTGGGACAACAAATAAAATATTTAGTGGTATAGGCGATATGATACAAAATTCTGGTAGTGGATGTCCTTCGAAGATGAGAAAGTTAAAACAAAGTATGAAAAATGTATCTAGTCAAATAGATAAATCAAGATCTACTCGCGGAGAGAGAGGTAACCGCACAAAAAGAAGACGACGTGATGAACGAAAAAGAGGGAGAAAAACTTTTAATACAAAACGCAAGAAAATTAAGCGAAATAGAACTCGTGGAAAAAAGCGCAAATACAGTGTAAAGAAAATCTTTAAAACACGAACTGGGTATAAGAAAAAACGTAGATCGGTGAGAATTTAGATATTTATCAAATAAATATTACTTAACAATATGTATTAAATAATATTTAATACGTATATATATATGCATATCATACATGGGGTACTATTTTATATATTTTTAACAATATTTTATTGTTCTCTAGATAAACAATTGCAAAATCGATATCATGGGAACTATTATTTATTGCATGGAATAAGTAATATTTTTATTACTTATTCCTGTTTACCTGATTTAAAAAATACATATACAGATCTTAATAATTTTAATAATTATCCAGTTAATTATGTTCCGTCTATAATAACTTTTTCTCTCCACAGTTATCATATTATAAATTATTTTAATAAGTTGATGTTTGATGATTGGTTGCATCATATTCTAATGTGCGGTGTGGCTTTGCCAATCGGATTAAGTATTAATTCAGGATTTTTATTAAACCATAGTTTATTTTTCTTGATAGGATTACCCGGTGGTATAAACTATATTCTCCTATTTTTATCAAGAAACAAATGTATTGAGAAATTGACACAAAAAAGAATAAATACTTCACTAAACTTATGGATTAGAGCACCGGGGTGTATATCTCATAGTGCATTAACATTTGTAGTCTATAATAGTCATTATGAATTAATAGTTGGGTATCAAAAATATTTAATATTATGTGCAATTTTTTTAACATTTTGGAATGGGATATATTTTATGGAACAAGTTGTATCAAATTATGCTGTTCAAAAATATAAATCAGAAGAAAAACTGAAGTTAAAAACCTGAAGTTGAAAAACTTAAGTAGTTCTTGAAGAAAGTGCGATCCTTAATTTATCTATTTCTTCTTTTGTAAATGATTTAGATGCTTCTTCTTTTTCCATAGTTTTTTGCTCTGTTTCTAATTGTTTTATTTTTTCTTGTAAATCTTCAATATTTTTCTGCATTTCTTCTGGCGTCATTTCTGTCTTTCTGCCCCAAAAATAACCATAAACAGATGATGCGCCGTTATATCCTAATTTCAAAACATGATAACTTAAATCAATACCTTCGTATAAAATTGTTCCCAGTACCATTTTACAATATATTTATAAAAAAAAATATATTGTATTAACGACTTTATCAAACGATCAAACGATCAAGTAAAATTCAAACTGATGCTATTTCTCTCCGACTTGGGTTTTTTACGACGTGATTTTTTTGGTTTTTCAAGACTATCTTTCATATCTTCTAATTCGCTAATACTTACGACACTATTAGTATCAGTTTGTTTTAAATTAATTTTTTTGGTTTTTAATCCAGATAAGATATCGTCTAATTCACTGGGTCCTTTCATTTCTGGTCTTTTGCTTTTCTTAACTCTCTCAAAATTATCTCTCATATTAACGGCATCATTAAAACTAGTTTGTCTATTAGATTGTGAATTTTGCTGTCTACTTGCTTGTACATCAGGTCTTACTTTAGACATGCGGGGAGGATTTCTGCGCATTTCGTCACTTGGACCTGGAGGAGATCCTCTTGGAGGCACATGCATGGTAGGTCCATTCATTTGAGATTGTCCACCCATAACATCTCCCATAAAGTTAGAAAATCCAGGATTTTGTTGTCCCATTGAATTCATAGCAGCACTCTGAAATTGCTGCATTAATTCAGGATTTTGTCTCATAATATCGTCCATACCAGGCATAGATGATTTAAACATTGTATTTGTCATGTGTAACATTGCTGCACTTCCCCCGAGCATAAATAATAATTTAAGTTCTGGGGCCATTTTGGTTTTTCCTCCATATTTTTCATGTAATTCTCCAAATACATCATCATATTCGTCTACATTTTCATTTACTGCTTCACTCCATCCGTCAAGTTTAATATCAAAGGGATCAAATTTATTATTTAAAAATTCTAAACCGGAAACACAGGCTAGTAATATTTTTTGTTGAAATTTGACACTATTTTGTTTTTCTTTATCGGCTTTAATCATTTCGTATTCACCCTTCATTTCTGCTAAAGGAGAGTCCATTGTGTATTTTTTAGTAAGTGATATACCTTTCTTTTCTAAAGCCTCTAATTTTCTTAAATAACTTAGTTTTTCCCTTAATATTTCATCATTAGACAGTTGAACACGCTGTGGTGTAAGATTGGGATTTACAGGAATTTCATTAAAAGTTTTAAAGCCATCTTTACTTTCAATCGTTACGGGATCAGTTGCTTTATTTAACGGTACATTATTGATTGGATTCATGGTATTCACTGATGGAGGTGTTTGAATGTTAACAGTGGGTTTATTAAATAAATTACTTCCGATATCTGTAAAACTGGGTCTTTTTTTTTTTGGAGTAATTTCGTCTAAATTAATATTATCTAAACTATTCAAATCCTTCAGATTAATATCGCTCCTAGGAGAGGTTTGTTTTTGTTTGTTAGGATTCATTAACATTTCGGCACCGGGTCCAAAATTAACACTTTTCTTCCCACCAACTTGAGGAGGATCACTAACCGATATTTTTATAGTACCTTTATCACTACTATTAATAACATTTAATTTTGGTTCTGATAAACTTAGATTGATTTCTTCCATCTTATGTTTTATCTAGAACTTTTAATTTTAAGTATTCCGCACTAAATATTATATAATATCGTTTATTATTCTAAAAAGTTTATTAAAAGTTTAGTTTTTGATAAACTTTTTTCTAAAAAGTTTAGTTTTTGATAAACTTTTTTCTAAAAAGTTTTATTTTAATATGCTATTTTTCAAATACCATCGTCCTTGTAAAAAACTATCTGCTAAATCATCTTTTTTTTTATGTTCATTAAATGGTTTAACCCATTTTGATAAATTATTGTTTTCTATGATAATTTTTCTAGTATATTCAATACTTAAACTTTTTCGCTGTGCATATGTTGTTTTTTTAATATCTAAGAATTCTTTTAATTTATTTGTAGCCGATATTTCTTCAACTAAAGGTACTTCTTTTTCTATAAAATGTTGCATGATCATACCTTGTAGTGTTTTCATTCGTAGGGCTAGTGGACCTATTTGATTTTCAATACAAACTATATCAATAGGAATATCTTCTAAAGTTTCGTTAAACATTTCTCGCATGGTTCTCCCGTAAGTCACTAAATTAATATTTCTTGTTTTTATTTTTGATATAATATCAAAAAATTTACAATCATAATATTCTATTATACATTTTAGTAATTCTCCTTTTTTTGCTTTTTTCCCCTTTTTCTCAGGGTCTAGTTTATATTTGTGTACTAATTTCATAAGATCTACCATATTTTTCTTTTTTAAATTATGTTTATTACAATTAATATCAGGTATTAAATACTTTTTTTTTTTGGCGTGGGTTTTGCAGTAATAACAGTCATTTTTATAATATTTCGCCTTTTTATTACAAATATCTTTATTTTTTTTCGGTTCTTTGCATAAATGTTCTTTGTCTTTGCAAAGATTTAACACATCCCATTTTAGTATTTGATATTCCATACTATCTGTAATTTCAAAAAGGCAAAAGGCGAGATTTTTCATCCCAACATCAATACTTAATATTTTCATTGATCTAATGTGTAATTTTTTATTTAATACTATATTTTTTTAGATATAATGTTTAAGATAATGTTAAATATTTTACATATGTAAAATATTTTTCAAAAATTATTGGAACTGGTTACTCGAGCAAGAACGCATTGGTCCTGCTGAATTTGCGTTTCCAGCGCCACATTTTGCAGCACGGGCCAGAAGTAACTGTTCTTGCGTCAATATATGTGGATTGGTCCTAGATTGTAAAGCATTTCTGGTAAGGTAAAGATTTTTTAGATCGCTGGTTTCGTATCCAAACGGTCTAGAATTATCGGCACATCCTTGGAACAAGTATTTACCATTTGTCTTTACATTTTGTGCTGCTTCGATGCACTCACTATTTTCACCCTTTGCAGATTGAAAGTTTTTGTTTCTAATAGTTGTACCATTGTTGATCAACCATTGTCTGTAATCATAATTGTTTGTGATATTTAAATTGTTACGTAATTCGGTGTTAGAATTACAAGCAGGATTGTACATAGTGAACATCCTGCTGTCACTCATCATAGGAGCGACATTAAAATGTATATTATTAGATCCGGAATAGCACGTTGCCCAACTCATTTATATTAAATAAATAAAATAATTCTTATATATTTAATTAATATTGTCTCTTAATATGTCTCTTAATATTGTCTCTTAATATGTCTCTTAATATTGTCTCTTAATATTGTCTCTTAATATGTCTGAATATTCCGTAATTATCATAATTATAAACCTAATTACTCATTAAAAGTAGGATAAGAGGATCTTTTTTTAAAGATCTATAGTTGCTAAGTCCTCGTTCGGAGGCAATTTTTTTTAATTCGGCAACGGTCTTTTTTTTATAAGCATTTGCTGATAATTGGATAACTTCGACGGCTTCAAGAGGTTCATCATCAGATTCTTCTTTGGACTCTTGTTTAATTTCTTGGGACTCTTGTTTAATTTCATCTTCGTCGTCATCATCAATTTCGTCTAAACTATCTTCATATGTTTCATGTTTAATTTCTTCTAAATTAATAGTTTTAACTTCATCGTCGTTAAGTTCAATAGTTGTAGGTTCAAATTTTAAAGTTTCCTCTTCATCATCGCTATCCTCATCAGTATCACTTACCTCGTCGCTATCACTATTATCTTCATCCTCCGAAACCTGTATTAATTCACTCTTAATAGTCTGTTCTACAGGTTGATATGTTTCATTTTGTATAGGATCTGCTGCGAAACCACCTCGTGCGGCATTTTGCTGTCCATCATAATTTTGAATTAAATTAAACATTAATTCCACTTTTTTTTCCATTCCTGATACTTTATTTCTAAAATAAACAAATACTAATCCTACTGCTAGAATAGTAATACCAATACTAATCAAAAGACCTCTAGATATCATTAATCTTTATTCATATAAAAATATAACTAAATAAACGAAGAATAAAAGGTTTATTCCATTTTATTCAAAACCTTTATAGTTTCTTCTACTATATGACTAGGGTAATCTAGATTTTTTAATACACTAACTCCACCTTTCAAACTCGATTTTCCATTTACTAAACGATATTTATAGGTAGGATTATTATCAACAATATTTGTTTCCATACTTTGATTTAAAATCTTTTTATTTGTTTTTAATAGATCACATAATTTCAAATAATGAGTGGTTAATAAGAATTTAACATTTTTATTCTTGGCAATAAATTTCAAATAAGAATATGCACTACTAATCGCCTCATATGGGTTGGTTCCTGAATATAATTCATCAAAAATACAAAAATGTTTTTTAGTTGGATTATCAATTATACATTGTAGAATATTTTTGCATCTTCGGGCTTCTGCTTGAAATAAACTGTCTCTGGAACATGTGTCTGGAATATTCAAATAACAATGTATATGATCAAAGAAACTTGTTTCACACGTGTCATAAAATCCATAACCAATTTGCTGTGTCAATAAAAGATTAATGATTGATGCTTTAATTACGGTTGTTTTTCCAGCAGCATTCGGTCCTGTGATAATGATGTTTTTCTTCAAATTAATATTATTTTTCACGGGATTTTTAATACATGGATGCCATATATTTTTCACTTTAAATTTAATTTTATCACCTATTTTACACGGTCGAATAGTTTTTGATTTTATATTTTCATTTATCCCTAAAATATTATCTATATATCCATGAAATCCAAAACTCCAACTTAACATGTTTTCTATTTCATCGCTATCATAAAAAATATAAAATTCCTTCATAAGTTTTCCAATTTGTATGAATTTTTGCCAACCATTATTAGAAGGAAGATTTTTAATACAATTTCTATATTTTACCAATTTCTCCAAATATTCTTCTAAATGATTATTAAATTGTTTATAAGAGCCTAATGGTTTTGTGAAATGCAAAGTCAACTTAATTTTTTCAATAGTATATTCTAAATAATTATTTGTTACTTCAAAATTATTAATAACTGTATAAGTATTTTTATAAAAACGATGACATAAAATAATATTTTGATAAATATTGTAAAAATACAATCCTAAACAAAAAACTATATACACTTTTTGTCCCATTGATACTTGATTAAAAGATACAAGTAATTTTCCAATAGCATGATGCTTTAGATTTTCCATTAAAATATTATAATATGTTGTCCATGTTATAGGCATTTTCATAACTTTTAAAATAAAAAAAGGCACTATTAAGATAAATACTGGTGCTACAAGGTTTAATATAGGGGATGAAAGATTATAAAAACTCATGATCGTAAGAAATAAGACAGATTTATTAAGAAAGAGAAATTTCGACCAATCAACATATTGATATTTTTCATAAAAATTGGATTGGTTTTTAAAATCACCCCATATATTCATCATATTTTCAATAAGAGGTTTATCAAATGGTATTGCGTCGACATTTTTATAAAGTTTTTGACTATCTTTTATGAATTTTTTATCAGTAGTATAATTTTGAGCCCAAATAGATAAACATTTTTTTCCTAATTCGGATTTTGGTTTGAATAGTATTTCATATGATGTAGTATTTGTGTTATCTTCATCATTGTTTTGAATTAATTCTAAATCTTTTTGTAACTCCTTGGAAATTTCATGCTTTTTTTCTAAAAATTCAATAGGTAATTTAAAACATTTATCATTATAATATTTATCATTTTTATCATTATCATTTTTATCATTATCATTTTTATCATTATCATTTTTATCATTATCATTTTTATCACATTTTTCTATATTGGACATTTATATCCTATATAGAAAAATCAACTAATAATTAAACGTAAAATGAGTTGTCACATTTACAATTTAATATGTTCTGCAAAATTAGCAGGCATTTCTTTAATTTCTGTACTATAAAATTCTTCAAATTTCTTTAATTTTTCGATATCATATTTTGTTTGAAAATTAATAGCAACTCCTTTACGACCCCATCTACCAGAACGTCCGATACGATGTAAATAAGTATGTTCATTTTTGGGAATATCAAAATTAATAACAATACTAACTTGTTGAACATCAATTCCTCGAGCAAATAAATTACTCGTAATTAAAACACGGCATCCTCCCTTTTTAAACTCTTGATATGTTTCTTTTCGTTCATCTTCTCTCATTTTACCATGAATTTTACGAACAGGGAAATCATCCTCTCGCATGGCTTCTTCCAAATCATCGACACGTTTTGTTGAATTACAATAAATAATCGCTTGAGAAATAGTCAGACTACCAAAAAGATCTTTTAGACATTCATATTTTTGCATATCATCATCCACATTAATAAAATACTGTGCAATTCCTTGAAGTGTTAATTCTTGAGATTTAACTAATATTTTTTTCGGGTTCACCATGAATTGCTTAGATAGTTCTTCCAAATCATTATCCATTGTAGCACTGAATAATCCAATTTGAATTTCCTGAGGCATATATTGAAAAATTTTATATACTTGTTCTTGAAATCCCGATGAAAACATTTCATCTGCCTCATCAATAACAATTACATTCAGTTTATCAACTTTTAAATATCGTCGTCTTAACATATCTTGGATTCTCCCCGGAGTTCCAACAACAATATGTGGTTTATTTTTAATTAATTTATTTTTACTGTCTTCTATTGAGGTTCCCCCCACTAATAATTCAATTCTTACTTCAGGTTTCATAAATTTACTAATAACTGAAAAGACTTTCATTGACTGTGATGCTAACTCATGCGTTGGTGCTAAAATAAGAGCAAATGTATTATCTAATTTTTCATAATTAGCATTGCATAATTTATGCAAAACACTTATCACAAACGCTCCGGTTTTTCCTGTACCAGATTGCGCCTGTGCAATAATGTCTCGATTTTTTTTAGATGTCATTGGTACAAGAGTTTGACATTGTATAGAACTTGGTTTTTCAAATCCAAAAGCATAAATCCCTCGTAATAAACTTGAGGATAAATTTAAATTTTCATCTTCCCAACCACTTATAATATAATTATCTAAGTTTTTTTGTGTATTTTGTGAATTTTCTGTGTGCGTACTCATCGTATATTATAATTATAATTTATTTTTAAGTTGCTTTACGATTAATATTATAGATGGTATTACAGATGGTATTACAGATGGTATTATAGATGGTATTATTAGATGGTATTAATAGATTGTATTACAGATTGTATTATAGATTGTATTATTATTTAAAAACTGATATAAAAATAAAAATCGTTTTATAATAAGAATGAGTATACTAGCGGACAGTCAATATACATTAAATAAATTTACAGAAATAACTAATACAAGTAATATTATGGAATTGGATAGTTATACTATAAAAAATATTAACAGAATTGCTAAGAAGGTAGGCGCACCAAGTTATATTAAAACTCCTATTTTTAAAAAAAATAGGAATTATAAAAAAGATAAATATAAAACATCAAATACATTGAAAGAAGATGATTCTGATAATTTTGTAAAAACAGAACTTAATAAAAGTGTGAATATTTTGGAAGTGCAGTTTGATAAAATAAGATTATTCTTAAACAAATTGACAAATAAGAATTATAAAGAAAATTTGGAGAGTATTATATTTATTATGAAGTCAGTTGAAGATGAAAATAAAGAGTATTTGGAAAAAATAGGAAAGACAATTTTTGAGATTGGAAGTAAAAATAAATTTTGGTGTAATTTGTATGCTCAATTGTATAAAGATATTATTGATGAGTTTCCTATAATGAAAGACATTTGTATTTCAAATTTCGAGAGTTTCATGGGTATATTTACTACATTTAATTTTATAGATGCTGATGAAGACTATGATTTATTTTGTGAATATAATAAGGAAAATGAAAAGCGTAGATCATTAAGTCATTTTTTTGTTTTATGTGCAAATCATGATATATTAGATAAGAAAAAAATAACAAATATTGTTACTAATTTATTAGAAAACATGAATAAAATGATTTATGAGGAAAATGCATTGCAACAATTGGAGGAAACAACTGAAAATTTGAAGGTATTAATTATGAATTTTAATGATGATTTTAAGAAATTGGAAGAATTTACTTCAATTAAATGCGATGTTTTAAAACTTTCGGAGTTAAAACCGAAAGATTATAAAAGTTTAACTAATAAAATTATATTTAATTTATTAGATATTCTAGATATTATGTAAAGCATATAAATAATTATTTAAATAAATCTTGACTAAATTATGTAATGTCTATACATAATTTAGAAATGAAGTTGATTAACGCTGACTTAAAATTAAAAAGGAAAACGAATGTTACATATGAAAGGTTAATGCAGGATGTTAATGATGAGAGTGATAAAAAAGAAAATATGTATATGGAAACTATATGGGATGAAAATTTATCAAATGAATTTATAACCCAACAATTCTATTATGGTGATAATTTTACTCTGAAGGAGTTGTATCATATATCTAATTATTATGATATAAGTAAACGTAAGAAAAAGAAACTTGACTTGATAGATGATATTATTGCATTTGAGTTGGACACTGATAATGAAGAATTAGTTGAGCAACGAAAAAGATTGTGGTTTTATATAAATGAACTTAAGAATGATAACTACTTAAGTAAATTTATTATATTAGAATAAAGTATAATGGTATTATCGCAAATTAATGATACGGTAACATATCCGGAAATAAAAACTATTGATGAGAATGATAAAGGTAAAGAAGTAACAATGTTTAAATTAAATTTATTGGGAGTGGATGTTGTAATAGCAATCGGTGATTTAAAATATGATTTTTCTAAAAAAGATATTTTATTTGTACATGTTTATTTGATAGTTGACGAGTCGGATAAGATTTATCAAGTTGGTATTTATGAATTTTTAAATAAGGATTATGAAAATTTATTGGACAGTGATGGTGATATAAATATTTCAAAAATAGATGGACCACTTTTATATACATTTGTAGACAAACCTTATCTTGAAAAATGTATGGTGAATGAAAGATTAGTTCCTGATTATGATTCCGGGGATGATTTAGGGGATGATATAGACGATGATATAGATAAAGATGATATAGATGGTGACGATGGTGACGATGGTGACGATGGTGAAGATGATGAAGATGGTGAAGATGGTGACGGTAAAAGAAGTAAAAAATCACCGTCTAGGTTGTTGGTAGAATTGGATATAGAAGATAATGACGACGATGATGATTTTTTACAAGTGGGTGAAACTGAAAAACAAGATAAAAAGGAAAGAAAGAAGTATAAAAAGGCAGAAATTGGGGAGTCACAGTGGATACAGCAGTTTTTACAAAATAATAATTATAAGATAGAAAATGTCGCGGGAGATGGGAGTTGTTTTTTCTATGTTATTAGAAACGCCTTTAAAAGTATTGGTATAAATGCTACGGTTGATAAGTTGAGACAATTTTTGTCGGATAATGTTACTCAAGAGCAATTTGATAACTACCGAACAAGGTATGATATGTATATGGCGGAATACCGAGATTTAAAACAAAAAATTCCAACTCTTAAAAGTAAAAAAAATGATTTAACAAAAACATTTAAATCTATGAAAAAGAAGGCTAAAAAGGAAAAGGATCGTGATACTTTAAAAACAATCCGAAAAACAGCAACATCAACCAAAAAGGAATATACTAAAATAAAAACGCAGATTGATACATTTACAAAGGAATTAACATATGTGAAGAAAAATATAACTGATATTAAATGGATGAAAAATATTAAGACATTGGAAGCGCTAAGGGCATTTATGCTCAGTTGCGATTTTTGGGCGGATGCATGGGCAATACCTAAATTGGAAATATTAATTAATACGAAGGTTATTATTTTATCAAGTGAATTTTATAAAAAAGGAGATTATTCTAAAATTATTAATTGTGGGTCATTTACTCCGAAAGTTATAGAAGACAGAGGATTTTTTAAACCCAAATATTATATATTGGCTGAACATACAGGTGATCATTATAAACTTATTAAATATAAGGATAAGAGTATATTTAGGTTTCATGAAGTCCCGCATAAGTTGAAAACAATGATTACGGAAAAATGTATGAAATCCAGAGGAAAAACCATTTATAATTATATTCCTAAGTTTGCTAAGTTAATAGGTGAAACGGTGGATGTTAGTAAACTCCCAGAAAAAGATGATTTTTTAGAATCGTTAAGTAAAAACGAAAAAGAAAGAAAAAAATCAAAAAAAAGTAAAATTGAAGAAGTAAATGAAAAACTAGGTATGTCACAAGACAGTGAAATTATAGAAATGCAACCAACACCTACCCCAGAAGATGGTAATTTGTTTTCAGATAAAGTTACTTTTATGTTTTATTCAAAATCAGCCAATAAAATCCCGGGGAAAGGTAAGGGGGAAATTATTTCGGATGAAAGAATGATGGAATTTAATGAATTGGCAAAGATGGATTCATGGAGAAAAGTATTATCTAATTTCTATATGAAACCAAAAAGAGATGGTGAAGTCGTACCATTATTTGAATTGGATGGATTAAAATGGGCATCTGTTGAACATTATTATCATGGCAATAAATTTAAGAAAAATCATCCAGATTACTATAGACTTTTCGCAATTGATTCGGGATCACAAATAATGGATGATCCTAAAAAGGCATTGGGTGCGGGTGGTAAGACAGGTAAGGTGTCCGGAAAGAAATTTCGACCTAAAAATGTGGTAATAGATGAAGATTTCTTCGATGATAATAATAATGAGAGAATTATGGAGAAGGGACAAAGTGCAAAGTATCAACAGGATACTCATGCAAAACAGGTTCTTATTGCAACAAAGGATGCTAAGTTAGTACATTATGTATCATCGCGTAAAAGTAAAGCAGAACGTCCTGAAAATGTTGTATTTTATGATACTATGAGAATAAGACATAGAATTAAGAAAACTTTTAAATAAACTTTTTGAGAAAAAGTTTTCAAAAACAAACTTTTTGAGAAAAAGTTTTCAAAAACAAACTTTTTGAGAAAAAGTTTTCAAAAACAAACTTTTTGAGAAAAAGTTTTCAAAAACAAACTTTTTGAGAAAAAGTTTTCAAAAACAAACTTTTTGCAGAAAGAAGTTGAAGAAACAGTCACGGTTGATGTTATACTAAGGGATATATAAAATGTTATAGATTATAAGACTATTTAAAAAATTGAAATTTTGAAACACATGTTTTTGATTGTAAAAAAATGGCATCAATTAATGACGAACTAGTTTTCAAAGTGAGATTGGAGTGTGAATGTTGTGATCGTCACCAAATTGATAAACCTGAGAAACTTGAAACTTTTATTGAAACCGAAACTATTGCAAATCCTAATCAATCCGAAAATAAATGTGGTTGTAATTGTCGTAATGAAGCTCGTCGTATGTGTAGAGAATTATATGGTTCGATATATTTATGGCAACTTGATAAGGAATTATGGAAAAATATTACAAAAGAAGAAATTCGTCGTAGAAAAGGAATTATATTAAATAAAGATATCGATAATAATGATGAAAATATTTCAAATATTAAAGAAAGGATTAATGAAAGCCTTGAAACACAATCACATGATCAAGATAATTTAGTAGAGAATTATATTGATCACGAAAATTTAGTAGAGGAATTATTTAATTATATTGATAAGAAATTTAACTTATAAAAATTCATTTTCTGTAAAAATGAAGAAACTGAAATTTCGACAAGAGCGTAAATTAACATGTCCAACAGGAATAGAAAATGGTTGAATGGGTTGTTGTAAGGTAATTTAAACATACATAAAATGACTGATATTTTTATTTATGTAAATGCGTTTTTTTTTTATAAAAACCTTTGAACATGTAAAACACATTTAAATAATATGTATATATATATATAATTATGGCGTTTACAAAAAATAGTGAAAACCTTATTAGTTATTTTTTAAATGATATAAGTTTATACTCAAAAAAGAGAACTATTAAAAATCAAAAACAATGCGATAATATATTTAAAATGATACATCAAGATATTTATATTAATGATAAATATGTCATGCATTTATATAAAAAGGATAAAATTCAGTTTGAGTTCAAAGAAATAGTTAATTTTAATCAATTAGGATATCAAGAATTGTTTGACAGTAATTATGTTGATAAAAGATGTTATGAATATGTAAAAAATAATATAGTTGGTGTTTTTACATTATCAACGAATATTTCTAATTTAAAGGTGAAAATAAATTATGCGATCTATAATAACAAAGAATTTAATAGATTAAAAAAATTAGAAAAACTTCTTTTACATGCTTTAAAAATAGTAAGATTCTGTAATTTATATAGAAAAAATGAAACTGTAAAAACTCTCAATATTTTATTACATTTGACACCTATTTTGAAGAAGTTGCCTACAAAAAATACGGATATTTTAGGTCCAAATAATTGCAATAGCGCGGTTACTTTTGCGTGTGCGAGTGAAGGAGAGTTACTTATTTATAGAAAAGAAGAGTGGAAAAAAACGCTTATTCATGAATTATTCCATTCACTGTGTTTGGATTTTTCACTGATAAATTACAGTAAATTAAAAGAAAATATCGGGGATATTTTTAAAATTAAAAGTGAATTCTTGATAAGTGAGGCATATTGTGAATTTTGGGCAAGTATACTTAATTGTTGTTTTTGTTCATATTCCTTTTTAAAAAATAAGAATAATTTGGATGATTTTATTTTATATGCTGAGTTTGGTATTTACATGGAGAAGATGTTTTCTTTATATCAATGTACTAAATTACTTGATTTTATGAATTTAAAATATGAGCATTTGTGGAAACAGGATAAAATAAGTGAAAGTTATCGCAATATATTATATAAGGAAACGACCAATGTGTTTACGTATTATATATTAAAAATGGTATTACTTCAGTTTAGCGATGAGTTTTTAATTTGGTGTAATTTAAATAATACAAATACATTGAATTTCGATCATAATGAGATTTTATTCGATAAGTTTTTTAAATTCATAAACAAGCATTATAAAGCGAAACATCTATTGAAAAATATAAGTCAAATGGAGGATAAATTACATGATCATTCAAATGATAAGATACTATGTCAAACGATGAAAATGACTATATGTGACTATTTGATAAGGGGATAAATATAATTTGGAGATATTAAATTGAAATTATTATACATACGTAATGGTTATGTATAATAAAATAACATAATGGGCGTTAAACTCTTATCAAAACTATTGAAACAGGAATGCAATGAAGCAACTGAAAAGTTGCATTTATCACAACTATATGGGAAGAAACTGTGTATAGATGCGAGTATTTATTTATATAGGTTTAAATCGAATGATTCTTTGTTGGAGAGTCTATATTTAATGTGTTCGTTATTTAGAACGTATAACATTGATGTTATTTTTGTATTTGATGGAAAACCTGGTGATGAAAAGAAAGAAGAAATAATTATTAGACGTGAAGATAGGTATAATAAGTGGGTTTTGTATGATGAACTTAAAAAAAAGGATCATATGACAGATCAAGACAAAACACAATTATATAAACTGAAAAGAACACTAACTAAAATCAAATGGGAAGATATTGAAAAAACAAAACAATTATTGGATTATTATGGTATTAAACATATACAAGCCATGGGAGAGGCGGATAAATTATGCGCATCATTGGTAATAAAGAAAAAGGTATATGCTGTTTTGAGCGAGGATATGGATTTATTTGCATACGGATCGTCAAATGTTATTAGATATTTAAGCCTTGTGAACCATACATGTATTATCTATAATTATAAGCAAATTTTAAATAAACTGAATATTAATACAGATGAATTTAAACTATTATGTACGTTAGCGGGAAACGACTATTTAAAAAATAATAGAAATATATTCCATTACTTTACACTGCATCAAAAATTTAAAAAGAAAAAAATAAATATAAATTGGTTAGAATGGCTTGTTGCAAATGAATATTTACAGGATATTGATGTGGCTGATATTATAAAAACAATGAATTTATATACTATAAATAGTAATGAATTGTGTAAATATAAATATTTTATTATTAAAAATACACGGTATGATAAAGAAGGGATTTTGAAATTACTTCAACAGGAGAGATTTATTAGGTAGATTATAGATCTTGATAAGTTATTTATACTTTTTTTAAATAAAAGGACATATTAATGGAATTGAATGTAATGTCGTGGAATGTAAATTTTATACATGATGATTGGTCCAATAGATTAATAAATATAAATAATATATTGGAAAAAGAAATAAAAAAAACGGATTTTATTTGTTTACAGGAGGCAACGTTGCCTTTTACTGATACATTTTCAAGTGTATATAATTGTTTAAAGGGTACAGATTTAAAATATTTTCCGAGCGAAGAGGTATTTTTAGAAAAAGAATATTTATATAAAATTTTAAGAGAATATTTTCCCAGATATAAAGATTTTATTATTTTTATTTTTGAAAAAATGATGGATAAATTATTATATTCGTGTTGTTTATTTAATAGTTATTTTGGAGAAAGTATTAAAAGATTATATTTTGATCATCCTTTTATAGTCATTATTTTAACAATATTTTGTCCAATATTATTTATAGGTCAATGGATGTTTTTTGGCATGTTAAGTATAGTAAACCCAAAAATTCCATGTAAAATTAAATGTAAATATGTGGGTAGAATAATACAATATATTGATTTTGTATATAATAAAAAAAAAATAATATTGGTGAATGTGCATTTAACGCCCGGTAATTCTCAAAAAAGTAAAGGTAAGCGGAAAAAAGAGATAAAAAAGATAATAGGATTTGTAAAGGAAGATCCAAACGTAATACTATGTGGTGATTTTAATTCATTGCCAAATTCTAGAATTATTAAGTATTTAAAAAAGGCAGGGTATGTAAACTGTGGAAAGATTATACATAAGAAAAATTTATATACATATCCCAGTGATAAACCAGAAAAATGTCTAGATTATTTTTTTATTAAAGGAGATATTAAAATAAAAAAATATGAGTTATTTGGGACTCATAAAGAAACTGATCATAAGGGTGTTAAGGCGACATTAATTATTTAAAGTTAGTTTAAAGTTAAATTTAAATTTATTTTTTTGGATAAAATTTTATAGAACTTGTTGCTCTTGATATAATAGGGTTATTGCCCATACAATCTCTACAGCATGATATTGTTTTATTATTATTTGTCCAAATATTATCAATATTTATATGACAAAATGTACAACGATATAACTGTATTTTTTTTACAGTAGACTTTACAGGGGTTATAGTACTCATAATTAATAAATTTTAATAATTTACTAATTATAATTTCAATTTTTTTCCATTTTAATTTCCATTATTTTACAATGTTTCAAATAAGTATTTAATATTTGTATTTAATAAAATTTTATAGAAAATTAAATTTTATTAATAGTTTATTGCGTAAGTTTATTGCGCAAGTTTATTGCTATAAAGTTTTATTGCCATAAAGTTTATTGAGCAACTTTAGCAGTCTCCTTAGGCTTAGCCTTGGCAAAATGAGGGCTCATGTAACGCTGAAGATTAAAGTATGTAAGTTCGTCCTCTTTCTTAAGTTTAAGAAGTTTGCGAAGTTTGGCATCGGCAAGAATGATACGACCATTCTTAGGATCCTGAAGTTTATGTTCACGGATATAAGAATTGATCTCACGAGTTACTGACGTGCGAGCCATCTCAGTTCCTTTCTCCTTTCCAAGGAAATTTGCAAGTTCAGTGCTGATTTTGGTTGGTTTGACAAATCCACTTGGGGCACGATTGCCACTTTTACGCTTCTTCTTTCCTGCTTTGTGAGCCAACTTGAGTTCGCGTTCAGTTTTTTTAGAAAGAATTCTTACTTGGCTAGTAACACTAGTAAGTTGAGAACGGAGAGCACTCAATTGACCCAATAGTTGAGTAAACTGGTCCGAAAGAGTTGGATCTGCTGCTACAACTGGTGCTACAACTGGTGCTACAACTGGTGCTACAACTGGTGCTGCTACAACTGGTGCTGCTACAACTGGTGAGGCCTTGGCTTTGGAGGCTTTGGACTTGACGGCCTTTGGCTTAGAGGTTTTCGATGCGGATTTCTTTGGCATATTATATCATAATTATGGCTCAACCTTTTAAGTCCTTTATAAATAGATATATTTATTTTATAATTGGCATCATAACTGCTCTAAATAATATACTTATCTATTAATTAATAATTGCAAATGATTCATACAACCATGGTAATGAATTTGATGCATTAACGCATACCATTGTAAGTGCACCTAGTACATAATACACGCCTAAAGATCTATCTTCTCGTGTTTCACCTCGTGTAATAAATATTTCCATAATTTCCAATATTTTTTTTTGCATTTGTTGTTTTTCCTGTGTTAAAATTAATGGAATATTAAATGTATGAAACGGATTACCTCTTATAGGTTCTACTTTTAGTTTAGTTGAGTTTGGTAATTGTGCTCTATAGTTCCATATATCCAATAATTCATGTAAAAATGTTCTCAGTAATCCTCTACTTAGATTTAAAAACCATTTGTGGTCTGTAATAAACCCCAATTCATCTATTTTTTGAAAAATTCCTAATGTTTTTAATTCTATTTTCTTTTCCATAGATAATTCATCTATTTTATTGTCAATAACCATATTTAACGTATAACCTAATATTTTTGACAATCTAGAGATGGTCTTTATATTATGTATAATATCCCTTGGGAACATATTGCGATTATAAGGATTTTTTCTCTCCATCTTTTCAATAACTATCATATTGTATAATGAACATATATCAAATCCATAAATAAAATTATCTTTATCCTTATAACTAAAAAATTGAGAATCGGGTATATCTTTTAGATATTCTAACGTAAAAAAATCTGTTTCATTTGTACAATCTCGTGTTATATATGACGGACCTCTCAGTCTGTTTAGTTTTCTTACTATATGACCTCTAAATATTTTTTGGATCTTTTGCACATAATAAGATAATTTAAGAAAATTATAACATGTATTTGTTAATTCTTTTTTATTTCCGCTTGATTTCTGACTATAATATTTACATATCTTTTTCAACTGTAATACATTATAGTTTTTTTCTATTATTTGATTGAATTGAGAAAATTGAAGCACTTGAAAATCATCTTGTGATATTTTTTTTCTTTTTTTTGAAAGCAAATAAATTACATCTTTGTGTAATGTTTTAATATATGATTTAAAACTAACTTTTTTCTTTTTACGAATTTTTTTCTTTATTTTTTTATTTATTTTTTTATTTTTTTTATCAATATCGTTTAGATTATTAATATCGTTTAGATTATTAACATTACCAACTGTGATCATATAACTTATATATGTAGGTGAGACTTTAATTAATTTTTAGTAATCTTATTATTTTTTCCATTTCCAATTATATTTAAAACTATATGAAAATTGATTTAAAAAATCTCTAACATATTCAGATTATATTATAATGTCTTCTAGTCTTATTACGAAAGCAAAAAACTTTGATGGATCACTCCACACTTATGACGAACCAGTTGTAGATAGCCGCGGTGGTAAATCAGTGAAAACTAAGTACCAAACGCAACCCTTAAATATTCAAATTCCATGGATGCTTACATGGGGTGTGAATAAATGGGAGGATGATCAAGGAGGTCGTCCCAAATTTGATGCTGCTCTTCAGTTTGACCCTCATAAAAGTGATACTCAGAGAAACTTTTTAGATGAAATGAAAAAATTTGAAGAAAAAATTAAACAAGACGCAGTTATTAATTCTAAAAAGTGGTTTGGTAAAAAAATGACGTATGATGTTGTAGACGCTCTTATGTATCCAATTCTTAAACATCCTAAGGACAAGGAGACTGGTGAACCAGATCAAAGTCGTAATCCAACTCTTAAGTTAAAGGTTCCATTTTGGGAAGGTCGATTTAATGTTGAAGTATATGATGTAAATAAACAACCACTTTATCTCCCACCCGCATATGGAAAAGAAGGGAATGGTAATCAAGCACCAAATCAAGATAATAACGCTACACCAGTTGATTTTATTCCAAAGGGATCGTATGTCAAGGGTATTATTAGATGCAATGGGTTATGGTTTGTTGGTGGTAAATTTGGAGTAACATGGCAAATGCTTCAAATGAATTCTCGTCCACCTGTTCGAATTGTTGGCAGTGGGAAATGTGCAATTGACGATGATAGCGATGATGAAGATTTTCTCGAAGAACTTGTAGCAAAAGAGGAACAAGAGCAAATTAAACAGGAGGTTGAAGAAGAAGTTTCTGCTCAGGCTGAGGATGATGAAGATGAAGAGGTAGCAGCAGCACCTTCTCCTCCTAAACCAAAAAAGAAAAAGGTAGTGAGGCGCAAGAAAAAGGTTGTTTCTCAAGATGCATAATGGGTTATACTTTTAAGGCGATAATTGATTAATTTTATAAAATTAAAAATTTAATTTTATAAAATTTTTTTTCCTTTATTTTTTTTTTCCTTTATTTTTTTTTTTCTTTTTTTTTTTTTTTT